TTGTATTTCAATGTTCTTCATTATCTTATTAATTCACTTAAATTTCCTTTATTTGTGTATCTTGCAAAGTTAATACTTATTTTTGACTCTTTTACCACAGGCTGATACAGATGTTTTTGGTTAGCCATTATAGCTAATCCTGAGCTAATTGTAGCATCAAACTTTGTCCTTTTGTTTATATCAAATCTTGCCCAATCTTCTAGCGTCCTAGTGAAATACATTGAGCCAATGCAATCAGCTTCTCTTTGTATTCCTTCTAAATCAAAACCTACATACTTCTCTATATAAGCTTCTATAGCTGCTGCGTGAGCTTGCTTTACATCTTCACTAGTGTTCGGTATACCACCTAACTCTCTTTCAGATACAGATAGTTTATTGTATTTCTTATCGGGCCTGTTCATACAATATCCTCTATACCCTCTGTTTTTAAAATGATAAAGTAACCTAGGTTTGTTGTTTTCTACTAGTATAGGCATACCATAAAACACACAAGCCATTAGTACTTCTTCAAAAAATATCTCTGCGGTTTGTGGTCTAGCCACATACTCTAGAAAAAACTCATTCGTTGGAGCTTCATCCATATGGTATTTTGTCATACCGTGTAATGCACCATTAGAACCGCCTCCACCTACAGTCCCAGATATGTCATAACTATCACAACCAAAAGAACCAATATGCTCATTTCCAGGAAAGTACCTTCCATTACGACTTTCTTTTTTGTTTTGAAGTTTTGAGTTAGGCAACCAGCTAACTAAGAATCTACCCTTTTGATCTGGAGACCATATTACTTTGGTGTCTTTTATTCCGTTTTGCCAATGAAAAGAACCCCTGGTTAAATATTGTTCTTTAATTAAAGAGTCATTGTAATCTATTTGCTGATATATCTTAGTTAAATTAAAAAGAGATTGTTTACTTTCGTCTCTAAATGCGTGTGACTCCGTTCTTGGAAACTGACGATAAAATTCATTTAGTGCATCTGCATCATTTTTTAGTGAGTCTACTTCATTCTCCCAGTAGTTTACCGCACCCATTTCGATGTATTCCCCATCATTACCAATAACTGGTTTAGTAGGTGTTTCTAAAACAGGCATACCATAACGATCTATATATCCTTCAAAGTTATACTCCATAGGAATAAACAAAGAATATAAACCACTCTTAGTCTGGCCATTTGCATTTCTTTTAGTTACATCAGAATCGTAGTATAGTTTTTTGAAATTATTTCCACCCTTATCTAATGCATTGGAAGTAGACCCCATCATACACTTTCCTATAATTTTGCTACCTAACCTCAAACACGTTTTAGTTACCCTCCAGTTATTAAGTATGTTATCTGGCTTATCCCACTTACCACTTTCATCGTGTATAAGTAGTTGTAGTTTCTCTCCATCGTATGAGTTATCTGAAGTGTTTTTCCAATCAATAGTAGTGTCAAGACCCTCTAACTCAACCTCTTCCGTCTCATACATATTTTTCTTGGTAATCTTACTAGCTGGAACCCTATACGCTAACTCTGTTTTTGGTTTATCCATACCATCTTGTATGGGTTTAAAAAAGAAAGGATAGTTATTAGATATAGGAACAACTTTATCTGTAAATAGTTTCTTAGCATCTCCACCTGTTTTAGATAGTATTCCTATCCTAGAGTCTTTAGATATCGTTCCTGTATTTACCGCTTCACAAGAACCCATAAACGAAAAACCAGAACGTCTTATCTTTAAATAACACATTCCAAAACTTCTTTTATCAACCTTACAAGCTTCCCAAAAAATATAGAATATACGATTTGCTTCTCTATAGTTTGGATAACCTACATCTATTTTGGTCCACTGCAAATAATTGTAATGCGTACCTGTAATGTAAGTAGGTTTACCATTATTCATAAACCAGTAGCCCAGATCTCTTTTGTCAAACTCAGATTCAATATAATCTACCCACTTGTCTTTGAAGTCTGCAGTTCTTTCATTCCATTGAAATATCGAGTTAATTCTTTTTAGTTCTTTATGATCTTCTTGTCTTTCCCAGTATTGTTCTTGTTGTTTTTTGGATCTAGAATATACTTTCTTTGGTTGTAAAGGTAAGCCCACTAACAAGCCTTGAATATTATATACTTCACCTAATGTTCCGTCTTTTGATATAATAACAATACCATACTTATCATTGTAACCATACTCCCATTTTTTTGTTTTGTTTTTATTAACTAAAACATTTTTAGGAATAAGATTATCTATAACCTTGTATAAATTATTTTGACCTTCGTTCTGCAAATCCTTGGTTAGTTGTTTTTACCTCTTTTTTAGAAGTTCCATTTATATTTTCTTTTTCAGTCTCTATTCTATTTAGTATATCAAAAGCATCAGTGATGGCCAGTTTCTTGGTGGCTGCTGCATTCTTTAACCTGTCTGCGGCTAATTCATCTTCAGGATTAGGTTTTATAATATCTTCTTTAGCTACTTTAATAAGTTGTTCTACAGCCTTATAACCTGCTTCAATTATCTTTAATTTTATTTCGTCTTGCTTCATAACTTTATTGTTACATTTCTAGATCTAACCCTATACACTTTTTCATCATCTATCTTAAACTCATATTCAGAGTTAGGTTTAAAACAAACTTTATCACCTAATTTTAAACCCAGATCTTCTAAGTATTTATTGTTTATTGCAATATAACCAGTTAAAGGTTGATAAGTATCATTACTAAATATAATAGATTCTTCTTTTAATGAGGGCTTTATAAAGCAATAATCATAATTTGCATACCACTTTTCGTCTTGTTTATAAGCAAAAAACTGATCTTGATCAACTAAAAACTCATTATCTTTTAAAAAACTTCTACCGCTTTTTTCCACTCCTTTCATATCATAAAACAATTTAAATACGTTATGATGTACCAAAAGCGTGTCCCCTGGATTGATTGGTCCTTTATAATTTATGGGAGTAGATATAACTTTAGCAAACCTATTAGATACCGTATGATCTTCTTTTGTAGATGATACAATAAAATCTACATCACCTATCTTTTTAATATTGTCATACCTTTGATTGTTTACAGGGTTTACCAAAAAACAAAAGGGTGACTTCATATTAAAAATCTAAATTATACTCAACGGCAAAAGGCATTGTGGAGTTAAATGATTTCCACAAAAAAATCTCATCTTCTTTGATGATCCATATTTTTATGGATCCTTCTTTCATATCGTGTTTTATATGGTGTATACTATACTTTCCTCCTAAAACACTTTGACCTATTATATAGTGCATTGAACCAGATTTGTAATCAGGTCCAACTGATATTTTTCTAATTTGCATTTCATTAAATTAAAGTAAACTATTCTTATGCTACGTACAACTGGATGTAATACTGTACCATTGTAGTTCCATTGTATATTTTTATTGGTAAGAATGAACTAACACTTCTAGAAGTAGGATCTAATGTTATCTCTCCAATAGCTAATTCATTTGTTCCAGCACTAGCTGATTTACCAATAGCTATTCCTTCTTCAGCAACAGTAGCTCCTTCTCCAATAGCAACTCCACCTCTAGTGCCTGATGCTGAAGTATCAGCATTTGATCCTATTATGACATTTGTTGTTCCAGTAGTTAATGCGTCTCCAGCTTTATTTCCTATACACACGTTAGAGGCACCTGTAGTTAGCAAATTTCCAGCTGCATTCCCAACAATAGTATTAGCAAGTGGTGAACCTGATAAGCCACTAGGCACATTTCCTAAATATAAAGAGCCGTTAGATGTAGTGGTGTACTGTGCACTTGCTAAATCATCGATATCTCCATCTGCTGTAATAGCTGATGTACCATTACCTTTTAGTATACCACCAGAAGTAAGTGTAGTAGCTCCAGTACCGCCATTTCCTACAGCTAAAGTTCCTGATACATTACCCACACTGATTTGTTGAAAATTAGCGTTAGTACCATCTGAAGTTAAAACATATCCCGTATCAGAAGCAGCGGCATTAGTTAAGTTATCTATTGCTGCTTGTCTAGTTGTTTGACCAGTCCCTCCATCAGAAATAGCTAATGTACCTGTTATAGAAGAAGCGCCTAAGTCTACAGCAAGTTCTG